ACAGCGTGTCGAAGTTACCATGCCACTGGAACCGGTTCTTTCCGCTGCCGTCGATGTCCAGCGGAATCGCACGGCCGTCCAGCGTCGGGTGGCCCCATGTGGTCTGTCCCTCCCGCGTCTGGCTGGTGTGGGTGTTTTCGTTGAAATGGATCTTCAGCGCGATCCATACCTCGTAGCTGTAGGACTGCGCGTCCTCGTTCAGCATCTTTTCGATGTAGCCGAATCCGCCATAGGGCGTCGGCGTGTCCGAGATCCACTGGCCGCCCATCTCCTGGCTGCCGGCTTCCTCGCCCAGCACCGCGATCCGCGCCGGATTGCTGATACCGGTGCTCTCGAAGCTCATCGTCATGCCGCTGGCGCCGTTGTCCTCCGCCACAATCCGGTCATCGCCGTAGTCGGCCTGGCCGTTGCGCTCATAGGTCACCGTAGCGGTGCGGGCCTCCATCAGCCGGATGCCCGTTCCGTAGGTCGGCATGCTGCCCTCCGTGTGCCCCGTCAGCGGAGCCCAGATCGGATACATCATCCCGACTTTCTGTTTCGGATTTCCTGTTGCCATATTCCTGTCCTCCCTGTTCAGTCTCCATATTTCCATCCGTTTTCGGCCCGATCCAGCCAACTCCTGTACGTCCGGCCGCTGTTTTCTCCGATGACCGCCGCGGCCCTGTTCAGGGTTTCTGTGGCCTCTGCCACGAATGCGCTTTCTGCTTTTCCTGCGGCCTGCCGTGTGGCCTTCCGGAAAAACGGCTGTTTGTCCATGAATGAGGTCCCGCTGTTGATGGAGTTGGCGATCAGCGGAATCGGTTTCACATTTTTCGAGCCTTTCCCCGCCTTTTTGGCGTGCATGACCCTTCCGGTTGCCGCGTCATATCGGTAGTTCGTTCGGGCTTTTGTGCTGTGCCGCCCGCCCACCAGCGCATAGCCGGATTTGTTGAATCCGATGCTGGTATCTACCGCGAATCCGCTTTTCTTGAATTTCGCGATGCCGGCCGCGCCTTTCAGCGCTGACTTTTCCTCCGGGGATGGTTTCCGTTTTCGTCCGCCCGCTGCGTACTTGAACGGCTCTACGGCAATCCCATTGACTGCCCCGCTGACCGCGTCAGCGTAAACGCCTGCGGCTCCATAAAGCCCGGCCGCCGCGGCTCCTCGCCCGGCTGCTCCGAGCTGGTCCATGGCGTTGACCAGCTCATTCATCCCCTCCGTGACGCACTTGTATGCCATCCGGCCTCATCCCCCAACCTCAAAGCTCCATTCGTAGTGAAAAAGCCCGGTTTCGCGTTCCCACGTCCCCTTCGTTTCCATCTGCCAGCAGCCCCCGCAGCACTCCGTCAGCGCCGCCTCGATCAGCTGCACATATCCCGCGCCCCGCTGATCCATTCCGCCTCGTTTCTTCTCGGCGTACAGATCCACGGAACCGGCCCAGGCCCGCGCAACCTTCCTGTCATCTCCGTAGTCCGCGCCCGCCTCAAACTCCAGCGCATAGGTGATATAGGCGCCCGTCGGCCGTGTGTTCCATGCGTTTTCCGCGCATGGCAGGCCAACAGCCTTCAGCATGGCCTCCAGCCTCAGATAGTCCTCAGGCATTCCCGTTCACCTCCGCCGCGTTGCCGTCCCATGGCTGCACCGTCAGCAGCACGCCGTTATACTCTCCGCCGGTCTTCCGGATCACCCGGTACCGGCTTCCCTCGTATTCCAGCTCGCGCTCCCCCCGGTAATCCCGCTCATATGGGATCAGCAGGCGCATTTCCGGCCTCAGGCCCTGGCCTGTAGCCTGGTAGTATTCCGTCAGGCCCACGTCCTTTTCCGTGCACTTCACTTCCCGGCGGATTTCCTCCGCCCGGCCACCGGCCTCATGGGCGTCCGGCCGGAAGGCGATCAGCACGCAGCTGCTCAGTTTTTCCATTCCTGCCTTCACTCCTCATAGTCCGTGTAGTGCCCGCTGAGCCTCAGGCTGCCCTTCATGCTCTCGTAGGCCTTCAGCAGTTGATCATAGTTCGGCGGGTTCCCGATCCGCATCTGGCACCATGTGGCAATCGCCGTGATGATCAGATCGTCCTCCACCGTGCTGTTGTCAGTCACTGCGCCGCTGTCGGCGTCAACGCTGATGTCGATCTCTCCCGGCAGGATGATTTCCGCCGTCCGCGACAGATCCAGCGCCGCCGCCCTGATCTGCATCGCGATCTCCGGATCATATCCATCCCCGCTCACCGGCAGCATCCGCTTCACTTCCGCAAACATCCGTCCATCCTCCTCCGTTTATGCAAAACCCGGCAGGGGTGAGCAGTCCCCGCCGGGTTCCAGGTTAACTTCTTTTCCGTTTCCTTGCCGTCTCCGGTTCCGCTTCCGGCTCCGTGGCCGGCGCTGCTGCCGGTTCCGGTTCCGGTTCCGTCTCCGTCTCCGTTTCCGTCTCCGTTTCCGGCTCCGTCTCCGGCTCCTCAGGTGCGATTCTGCACACCCGCGCCGCCAGCAGCTCCCGTCCGCGCTCCTCGGATACCGTCAGGATGTCCCCGGCCTCCCGGATCACATCCGCCACGCGGTCGTGAAACTTCTCCGTGATGATCAGTTTCATCCTGCCATCACCTCAGATCAGGCGCTCTTGGTGGCTACCACGAAGGCTTCGCCCTGCACCACCGCGCCGTCGCACAGCGCCATGCCGCGGTACACTGTAGAACCCGTCCGGAAGTCCACGGAAGTGTCAGCCTTGACTTCGATATCGCTTCCGAAGTTGAAGGCATAGCCGTTCTTGAAATCGCCAAAGATGATCTTGGCAGCCGCATTCTCATCCAGCACGACCTTGTGGCCCAGCAGCCGCTGCTCGATGCCGTTCATCACCAGCACGCCATTCCTGTCCGTAGCTAGCTGCATGATGGTGCCGTAGAAGGTGGCCGCGCTCATGACCCACACAGCGCTCCGATGGTAGGCGGAAGGCAGAGCGCCCATCACTTCGCCCAGACCGGCGATGGTGAAGGCCACCGTCTTGGCGGTCGCGCCCGCGCCGTTAGCCATGACACCCTGAGGCACAGTAGCGCTGCCCGCGCCGTTCAGCACAGCCGCGCAGATCGCCGCCTCCAGCTTCTCGACCAGCTTGCCAACCAGCCAGGTCTGGAACGCGGGAATGCTCATAGCCTGGATGTCGGCGGTGATTTCGATGGTCTTGATCAGTTTCTTGGCACCCAGCGCAACGCTGCCCACCACATCCGCGGAATCGGTGGCCGCGGTGCCCATGGCCACCCAGTTGGCGTCATTGACCGTGGTGGCCTTCGGCAGGATCACATATCCCGGCACATGCATCATTTCGACCTCGGCGATCAGGGGATTCTCCCGCAGCATATCATAGATCTTGTTCTGCATCTCGGTCGGAATCACAGCCGCGGCCTGGGTCAGCGCCGCCCGTTCCTCCGCGTCCAGGGGCCTGCCCATCAGATTCTTCAGATACGCGTCCCGATATTCAGCGCTGTCCACGCTGAAGGTGCGCCGCTGCGCTCCCTGGTCGTTGCCATAGCTCCTCAGCACAGTCACCGGAACAGTACCGTTGGCAATGGCCTCCCGGCGCAGCGTCTCCAGATTAGCCTGGTTGCGCCGCTCGTTCAGTTCCTCATCAATCGCCTGGCGTTCCTCCGCCAGCTGCTCCAGCTCCTCGCTGGTCCGGTTCTCCGGGTTCTGGCCAATGGCCTTCAGTTCGCCCTGCCGCTTCAGCAGCTCGTCAGTGCTCATCTTCTTCAGCTTTTCTTTCATGGCTTCTTACCTCCTCAAAATTTTGAGCGCCCTTTCCCGACGCTCAGCGTTGTTTTTCCGGTCCCGAAACTCCTGCAGCTCGCGCTTCAACGCGCTCTCCAGCGGATTCTCGCTGCCCTCCGGCATGGAATCCTGACTCGCGGCCTGCAGTTTTGTTTCGTCGTACGCGGGGAACGCGACAGCGGATACCTCGAACACCCTGTCGATGTGCACAATCCGCCGAAGCGGGTTGTCGCTGTTCTCTTCCTCCCACGTACTTTTATCAACAGTGAACATGAAGGACATTCCGGAGATGTCCCCCCGTTTCACCGCCGAATACAATG